CTTAGACTTCAGATAATTAACTATCCACCATTCAGCAATACCGTATCCTTTGGAACTTGATTCCAAAGATTTAGTATAGCCTAAGAAATCCGGCATGAGATCGATAGCATCCTGAGCAATATCAGTTATATTCTCAAGGAAGCCTGGGATGTCCAGCCCTAGCCTGTACTTATCCCCTTTCATGCAATAATCCACGAACTTCTCGCGGAGTGGGTGGTACTTGCAGTTTTCTAAGATTGACAACTGCCGCAAAGCCACCATTTTAGGTCCCCACACTTCGGGATCATAGAAGCGTTCTTGTTCACACAACCTACCTAAAGCCCGGTACGTTGAATAAACACCTACACATATCCCGTCAATGCGATAATCATTATGATGCCACCTTCGCAAATATGTGCAGTCTTGTGTACTTGCATACTGCTTGTCAGTGTTCATTTCCTGACCGTGGCTGCTGTATACAGGTATTACATTCTCCACATCAATTCCGGGATAACTGAGAATACCATCATCACCCAGACACATGGAGTAAGGATTTAAACGGCTTTTCTGCGATTGGGCTGCTTCATATTGCAATGCCCTATGAACTAAGGTCTCGTCAAAATTGGTTCCACCGCTTCCGGAACCCATGCCATGACGGCCAAATCGCATGTAATTCATGTCCAATGCTAGAGGTATTGTGTATTTCACATCGAACACATTTGTCAACCAATCACGGGACTCAGCACTTGAGTTAAGTATGCGTGACAGAATGGATTTAGCTCCGTCTTGCATATGTGTGTTAAAATGTTGGTCGAACTTAGAAAAATCTGTACAAACAATAAGGTCTTTACGTCCTTTCGTATCGAACAATTTGGTGATTGATCGATCTACTGCTTCCATGCCAATCCAGGCTGGAACGGTACCACGCTTCTGAGCCAACTCAATCCCAGGCTGATACACTTGAAGTTCCTTAATGTTTACACCGAATGGAAACATCCAAACCACTCGCTGCTTGACGTCATCGTCTGTTGGTCCACCTTCTTGTCCACGCCATCCTAATACTGCCGTAGTAAGCCAAGATGTACTAGTCAAGTATTGCTTAATCTTATTCTCATCGATAATATCAAGCCTAACAGGAACAGTTTTGTCAACTACCGCTCTGCGTTTGGTAAAGAATGGGCAACCTGAGTTAGTCGATTTCTTCATTTTGTCAACGGTTGCTTTTTCGCTTCGGGGATGGATCTGTACCCCAGACCACTCTGAAACAACTGCTCCTAACGCTCTTTCAGATATTGGTCTTGAATCCAGGAGAATGGATTCATAGTAAGAGTCTATATCACCAATTCTTTCTTTTAGGGGTTTCTGAATTGATAAAGGCCCGACTTTCTTAGCTAAGTCATTTTCATAATCCAACAACGTAGGCCACTCATTCGCGAGTGTCTCCACTGTCGGACGCCAGCCAGCTAAGACTTGATCCAGGCTCTTCCCTCTAAAGAAAGTAGTGCGGTATTCCTCTGGATTTCCAGCTCGCACTTTGTCAAAGTACGACTCTAATCCAGGGTTTGGTAGAGCAAAATACTCACCAAAATTAGTTTCATTACTTTTAGACATAATGAGTACTCCTTTCTAAAGATTTAGTTACATCACTGATGTAACTGTTTCAACATTGTGATCACCTCAGTAATATGGTCGAAACGTTCTTTGTCTCCACCAGTACTAAACTGAAGTAAACCACCAAGATTGACTATCCAATCATACAACTCGATTTCAATCTCTTCTATATCGAAGAGATCTTCATCCAAGTGTTCCTTTGCATAGTCTTCGAGATCACAAAGGATCTCCAATAAGGTTTTGTTGTTTGAGGTCATAATTAATAGACCTCCTTTCTAAAGATTTGTTG